CCAAAAGACGTCTCAGCCGCCACGCTGTTCTGCGCCTCTGCAGCGTCAGTCTGCTCGGCCGTCAACATGGCAGGAGCATCCTGACGCGCCGCCTCGCGGTTAACGCGGGCGGTCAGAACGTCTTCCTTTTGCGGAATTACGGCGCTCCAATTGACCGGCTTCTGCTGCTTGCCGTCAATCTCAGCGACCTGTTCCGCCGTAAGTGTTTTTGGCGGCATGTCGTGCTATTCGATAAGTCGGGCAGTTCCGTCCGGCAGGCGCTCGTAGGTGGAGCCGTCGTAGACGAATGTGTCGCGAGCTGGAGCGGCGCCGCCGGATTGTGGCTGGCCTCCGGTCCTTGCGGCCTTGATCTCTTCCACCGGCACACCCTTCGATCTCGCCTCGAAGCGGTCGGCGAAATCTTCAACCTCTGACAAAGCGGCGCCGAAGTCGGAGTCGCTCAATTCAAGCGACAGACGGTTGGCCGAATTGACCGCCGCCTCTGCCTCACGCACCTGCATCGAGCCGAAGCCACGCATACGCTGGATGACCGGCAGGAAGACCTTGGCGCGCGAGCTGTCGATCAGGCTGGAGAATCCAGCGGCGGCAGTTCCTGCGGCGGGGCGCTGCTTTCCGGTCTCTTGATCGACCACACCGCCCCAATAGGAAGGCGCGGCGACGTTGAAGGGTCCGCGGTAGCCGAGCGCCTTGGATCTTCCCTCATGGTTCTTGATGGCATCAATCGTGTTGCGCATCAGCGCCACGTCATCCATGGCGACCTGCAGCTCGCGCGGGCCGAGCGGCTTGTTGGCCTTGTCTTCCGGCTTCGCCTTCGTCTCGCGCTCGTAGAACTCATCGAGCCAGCGGTTGGCGTCACGCGGATCAAGCTGCGCCGGAGTCTCGCTGCCTTCATTGTTGTACGAAAAGTCAGCAACGCGGTCGTAGACGTAGCGCAGCGCGGGCGGGAGATTGTTGTATTCCGCCGCGGCCTGCTCTTCGGTCAGGTTTGGGTCGTTCAGCTTGTTGATGAACGAAAGATCCATCGTGGACGAGGTGACGCGACGCTCGGCGGGTTCAGCGCGACGCACCTCCGCTTGCTCTGCCACATCGTTGACGACATCTTCCGGCACGGTGTCCATGTATTCATCGCTCATCGGGGGCGCATAGCCAGCGTCCATTTCGGCCAGCGAGTTGGACACGCTGGTGTCGCTAGGGCTATACGGCGGAAGATCAGGCTCTACCGGATCGGGCAGTCGGTTGCGGTTGCGCGTGGACATAGATTAGATGGGTTTGTTAAAGCGGCGCATGGCCGTTGGGACGTTTACCGGAGTTGGGCCTTGTGGCGTATTCATCGCCTCACGCTCGCGCTGTAGACGCTCGCGCTCATACATGATGTCGCGCTGGTCGTTTGTGCGCTGATCCTGCAGTGCGGGAGCCTGCTCCATCCGCCCCTGTGCATTCATGAAGTTGCTATACGGCCCAGCAAACGAAAGCAGCGCCTCGTAGCCCATGACTTTCTCGCGAGGATCTTTAGACTTTTTCAGCTCGCCGAGCGCGTTCATGGCCATGTCATTGCCTTTAAACATCGCGCTGCCGAGGATGTCGCCAATCTTGTCGTAGCTTGACGCCTTGGCCTCCATGGCCTTGTTGTCGCTGTACGACTGCGCAAGACCGGCGAGTCCGCTCATCACGTTGTTCATCTGCCCCTGCATGAACTCCTGCCGGTTCTGCTGGTTGCCTTGTTCGATTGCCCAAAACTGTGCTGGTGTCATATTGTGTTTTTCTTTCTGTTGTTATCTAAAGAACGACCCGCCGAGGCTTCCGGTGGCACCGCCAAGCGAGCTTCCTAGCGCCATGCCCATGGGGACACTCATGCCGCCAGTAGGAGCGGCCAACAGGGCGCCAACGCCAGCGCCAAGTAGTGCGCCGCCAGCGCCCATTGCTGCCCCCGCGCCTCCACCAGAGCTAAACTGCCCACCCGAATACATCGGCTCCAGCCCGCGTGCTTGGCCGACCATCTGCATCGAATTTTGCGTCAGGTTCGCGTAGGGCGACCCAGCGCCGATTGCCATCATGTTCGGGTTGCTGGACAGCGCGAAGTTGTAGCTGTCTTGGCCGAGACCCATTCGCCGCGCACGCTCCTGCTCGGCGAGCTGGGCGGACTGCCCGAGGATGCCAAGATCCTGCGCCCGCCGCTGCTGAACAAAGCGGTCGCGGTTAAGTAGCTCGGCGCCGATTCCGGCATTGCCCGTGGCCATGCCCCGTGCTGCCATGGCCGCCCGCGCCTGCTGCGTGGCGTCCCGCTCGTCCTGCGCCGAGAGCATACCGGCGCGCTCGCCGACCGCACCCTGCAACTGCGTTTGCAGGCGAGTGTATTCCGGCGAGGAAGTGTCGGCCGCGTCCAACTGTGCCAAGAGCGCATTGCGGCGCCGCATCTCGTCGGGCATGGCCGCCTCGTAGCGTTGGCGCAGGCTGGCGTCACCGAGCAGGCCGAGGCCGAAGTCGATGTTGGAGCGGTATTGCTCGCGGCTGGCGTCACCGGCGGCCCTCGCCATGCGCGGCAGCTCTTGGCGCTGGATGCGGAGCTGCGTTCTTAGAAGGTCTGATGATTGGCCGAGGTCGAGTGTCGGCGCTGATGCTTGTTGTCCTCCAAATCCCATAGTTATATCCCTGCTTTCTTGCTTAGTTGTTCCCAATGAAATGCGCGGATGCGCGACTCGTTGTTTCGGCACCAGAGCACCCACGGCTTCGGCTCTGGCGCATAGCGCATGAACCGAGCGAGCACGTTGCCGCCGCCGCCTGCTGCCATGAGAACGAAATACGCCGGTTGGTCGTGGTATTCTGTTTCATGGAAGGCAATAAATTCTGTCGGTGTAGAGATCACCCAGCCGCTGGCCAGACACCGGCCGAGGCGCCGGTCCCACTCTTCCGGCGTGACGCCGGTTGACATTGCGGTGCTGTGGGCGAGTTGCCATGGGGTCTTAGCCCTCATACATGATGTTGGCGGTCCCTGCGTCGAATGTTCCTGTGCCGCCCACAGTTGTTAAGCGGATGCGGTCTAGAGTGCCTGACAGGCTTTTCACTCCAGAGCCGTGGAAGACAGCGTTCAAAGTTGAGGTCACACCATTAGTGCTAGACACCCATGTATTAGTGCTCGGATTAAGACTGCTGATCGTGCAAACAATACTATACAAGGAGCTTGCCGTTCCTCCCCTTGTGAGTCCCAAGCCAGCCGTAAATACAGTGGCGTCCGTGCCGCTAGATGTGTTCACCACCGCCACGAGACTCGTGTAGTCAGAAATTTCAAATCCTCCAGAGTCTCCGAGTTGAATCATCAAATCGCTGCTTGCGGTTGAGCTGACACCGCCGAGCATTACGGTGATCCGCTTCACCCACGAAGGAATGTCGGTAAAATCTATCGAGGTTCCCGAAGTTGTTGGGACTGCTGTGCGCAGGGTCAGCGGCTGAGAGAGTTTGGCCGGTGTGACGGCCGCGTCGGCAATCCGCGCAATCGGCAGCGTGCCGGTCGTGAGCTTGCTGGCGTCGATGCCGGTGGCGAGCTTGGCGTTGGCCACCCCGCCGTCTTTGACGCGAAATTTTCCACCGCTTACTTCCAGCGTGGCGTCGTCCGTGTCGGCGGCGGTGCTGAACGCCACGGTTGGTGCTGCGGTTAGGTTAAGTCCGGCTGGGGTTACGGTCTCGCCGCTCACCCATGTTTTGCTTGCTGTTACAGTTGCCATGATTTTGCTCCTTAGTTGTTAAGCTGCGTTCCTTGTCTCAGTCGGCGGGTTGCTCTTGGGCGATGCCTCAATACTGGCCCCACGGATTTCTGGCCGACCGTTGTTTGTCTCGTAAAGTATCTCGGCTGCGTGAGCCTTGTAGCGGATCGGTGACTTGGCGTTGTAGTCCTCCAGACCGCCGGAAGTGTTGGTCAGCGTGCCGATAGTGGCGTCCTCCACGTCGGGGTTGATCGTTTTGATCTTGGTCGTAATGCTCGCCCCAGCCGGAATGACCACATCGGCAATCGTGCGAAGGAACCGCTTGGAGTGCATGTCGCCGAAGTCGTAGCGGCGGGTGCGGATGCTGGCCGGAACCGGCGACACGACATTGACTGTGGTGTCGGGGCTGTCGTCGCCGTCCTCGCGCTGGTTGAGCAGCATGAGGTATCCGGCGCGGTTGGTAATCATAATGCGCCGCTCGCCCGCCACGTTGCCGACCAAGAAGTTATTCACGCCGAAGCCATAGATGTCTTCAGTTTCCCACTGCTCGTTGAGCTGGCTATAGATAAACACGCCGTCATTGCTGTCCGTGCTGTTGGCCAGCGGCACGGCGAGGTAGTAGCGATTGTCTTGATAGACAGCGACCGAGTCCTCGATGAGATCGGTGTTGAGCGTTTGCAGCTTGTCGGCGATCGGGTCGCTGAGAGGCTTGGTGTCTCCGCGCAGCTTGAGATCGAGTCGCGCATCGAGGCGATAGACGCCGCTGTCGGAAAGAAAGTAGACAAAGTTTCCGGCCGTCACGATCGTCCGCCGCGCCGAGCAGCCGATCTCGTCGGTGAGCAACTCCAATTTGCTCACCGCTGAGTCAATGTCGAAGCCGTTGCCTCCGGTCGCTGCGACCTGAGAAATCGTTGCAAGCCAGATGCTTTTGCGGCAGAAGACCAAAACTGTTCCCTCGACCCACGGATGCACGGCCACGATGTAATCGTTCCCGCCCTTGCCCACGCGGAACGACGCCCAAAACGGATCGTAAAGATCGGGGTCGAGCACGTCGGAAATCATTACGTTCTGGCGCCCGTCTGGAAGGATCAGCCGGTTGTTGATGTAGGCCGCCCACGGCACCGAGCGCATTTTCTTGTAGGTCGGGCCTTCAGCCGGAACACCGGCCGGTGCGCGGACAAAATCGTTGGCGGGGTTGCCGTCCCAGTAGAGCGGCGGCTTAACCCTGCGCACCTGAGTGTTGGCACCGGCTTCGCTTGGGGTGCCGCTCGGCACCTCAATGGTGAAGCGGTCAGCGTCGATCACCGAGGCGATGTTGTATTCGTGTCCCGCAAAGGCTGCCGCCGCACCGCCCTCAATGCGGACGCGGGCGCCCTGCTCGTAGCCGTGAGCGTCCACATAAACAGTTGCGACAGTGCCAGAGACCTCAATGCCTTGTGCGCTGGTAAAATTAGTTCCCCATCCGGCCTGATTGCGGTCGGCCTCACGGAAGAGATACAGGCGATTGTAAGCCTGAAGCATAGAAACCTTGTCGGTCGGCTCGATGATCTCGTCCGGCGTGGTCGGCAGGCTAATCTCAGGCGGCAGGGCAATGACCAGCAGTTCATCATTGGTGTCGGTAACGAGGTTCTCCGTGGCGCTGACCGCCAGCACGGCTGCCGCACCGGCCGAGGTGATGTCGAGTGCGCTGTCGGTGATGTAGGTGAAGACGCTGTCCGGTCCCGCCAGCAGCACCGCCTCGGTGCCGATGTTCTCCTCAGGCAGAAGCATGAGGGCCGAAGTAAAGATGCCGCCGTCGTAGACAGCGCGGACGATCTTCTCGTTGGGCGCTGGCTCCAAGATAAACGGCACCGTCAGCGGCGTTCCGCTTACCGAGATGTCGCTGGCCAGCCGCTTCGCGCCCTTGCGCGTCTGCGCCACGCCGCGATCAAGGCGCATGTTCACGGAGTCCTGCAACATGCCAGCGGGCAGCGCCAGCGGATTAAGACGTGAGGCAAAGCCGAGGAACCCTCGGTCGCCGTCACGCTGCACTGGACTTTCTAATGCCATTAAGCGGTGACTGCCTTGATGACGGCAAAGTTGATGACCGGCGCGTCGGTTGCTGTGCCCACAATGCTACGAAAGTTGATGTTGAAAGAACCTGCGGCCACGGCCGTCACGACGAACTCGTAGGGATTAGTGCCGCTGCGCTGGTTCAAGATGACAACGTCGTTAATGGCCACCGTGGAGTTGTTGACCGTAAAGGTCGCCGCCGTGGTCGAGCCTGCTGCGCTGAACATCGTGATGCTGCCGCAGATGTCGTCAATCTGAACGGCGGTCGTGCGGCTGGTTGCTTGCGTTACTGTCCCGCCCGCTCCTGTGGTATAGCCAATGCCGCCGGTGCCGCTGCTTGTCACCGCACCCGTGGCGGCCACCGAAGCGGCGGTCACGGCACCAGTGGCGGCCAAAGAGGCAACGCCGGTCGCGCCAGCCGTGATGGCGCCGCAGGTCAACGCACCAGCGCTCAGGTTGAGCGGAGTATCGCCCGCGCCAGCGGCGATGAGGCCGACCTCTTGCAAGCTGTCGAGCAGATCCGCCGTGACTGCCGGTTGATCTACCGGCGCAGCATTCCAGAATCCGAGGAGCTGGTTGGTCGCCGTGCCGATGCGGGTGGCGACAGCGCTGCTCAGGGCGTTGTTTTGCCCAGCACGAACGCAGTCGCCCTTGAGCTGTCCGGCCGTAACCTTTTTGGTCACGCCGCTGTCGTCAATGACGAGGTTGTCGCTGTCGTCCGGTGTGGCGCCGAGCGCGGTGAGTTGGTCGATTGTTTTGGCCATAGTCTTTGATTAGCTAAGTGCTGCCTTGAGTCTGCTTTTGAACCGCGCCGCGTCGGCGGGGCTGATGTCC